CTGAAGTATTGATTACCACTTGCACCGTACAAACTATTCATCAGAATCTTAGCAGCCATTTGTTTAGAGTTAAGACTTGTAACATGCTCAAGATCACCTTTCTTCTGAGCATCAATCATTTCTTTCTTAACTTTCTGCCTCATACTAAAGTACCAGTTAATGAGTTCAGGTAAAACACCAGTCTTATCTTTTCTAAAACACTGACCGTTAGCAGCCATTGTTATGTCATCATCTTTTAGTTTAGATGTATTAAATTTACCATCAATTAACATATCAATAGATTTTTCTGTATCACCCAAATGCTTTTCTCCTTCAATCAAACTATCAGGAGACATATTGTATGTCATCATTATAGATGGATATAGAGATGTAGCATCAAACGATACTACCCAATCATACTTCTTAGGTTTTGGGTCTTTAACATAAGCACCAAGTATCATTCTATCAACAATCTGATCTTGATCAAATCTTGTTCTTGGAATTATGTTATCATTAAGTAGTTTGTTATAGATAATACAATCCCAAGTTCTTACAGAAGAGAACACATCAATATAATTACACTTTGCATTATAAGCCATTGTGACTATAAGGTTGATTAGTTTCATCTTATCTTCTAGCCGATCAACAAGCTCTACGTCTACAATATTATATTCAGTAAACAATTTCCAATCTTTTGTATAAAATTCCTTAAAGTTTTCATAATTATGTTTTACTTTTTGTGCATTTAACTCTTCTTTAGATACAAAGTCCAAAGAATAAGATTCAAGTGTTTTATATGCAAACTTCTTATATAATTGCATATAATCAAGTATTGATATGCCCTGCCACTCATATGCTAGTTGTGTTCTGCCCTTGGCATACGGCACCTCCTTTGTTACAAACGTGCCATATGGAGAACATTCTTGAACAGCACTTTCACCAAGCACTTTAACTATACGTGAGGATAAATAAGCTATATCAAAGAGCTGAACATTCCAGCCAGTTATTATGTCTGGATAGTCTTCTTTGATGTGAGTTATGAATTTACGTAACAAGTCAAATTCATCTTTACATTGAACATAATTAACATTATTTTGTTCTGATATAAAAGGCTTACATCCAAACGTAGTTATTTGTTTGGTATTGAAATCTTGAGTTGTTATCAATAATATTTGTTCCTGAGCTGTTCTTGGATCAGGAAATCCATATTCTGTCGAAGTCTCTATATCAATAGTGAGTATTTTAATTAAAGACATATCGAATTCTATGTCATTGGGGAAGAACTTACTTATTAATTGGTATGCGTAGTTTGTGTTACCGTATATGGGAAAATTCGACACTTCTCTATACTTCTTTATGAAATCTTTAGCACCGTAGAGGTCTTTGAATTTAATTCTCTCAAGGTTGTTGCCTTCGAGTGTTTTAAATTTAGAATCTTTATGAGTGCGTTTGTATAAACTTGGTTGAAATGGTAATTTTAAGTTTACACGTTCGTTATCCTTTATGCCTCTAAAGTAGACATAATTTCCACGACCGTAAACATTAGTATAAAAGAAACTCATATTATTATAGTACTACCAAATTGATTTTAGAACAACGTAACTGCAGAGGAGAATTATGGATCCAATAACTGTCTTGACTCTCGCTACAACTGCTTTCACTGGTATAAAGAAAGTAGTACAAGCAGGAAAGGATGCAGAAGATATTTATAGACAGCTTTCAAAATGGGCTGGTCATGTGAGTGATTTAAATGAATGTATAAAAGATGTGGAAGAGAAGAAACCAGGAATGTTTGAAAAAATAGGTTTTGCTAAGAATGAAACTAGCGAAGCATTTGATCAGATTATTGCTAAAAAGAAAATAGAGGAAATGGAAAAAGATATACGTCATATGTTTACATGGGGTGAACTTCACCATCTTGGACTTGATGGATACAAAGATTTTATTAGGAGACGTCGTAAAATAAAAGCCGATCGCGAGAAGATGATCTATGAACAATTGAGAAGAAAAAAGAAATTTCTAAATATAGTTAAACAAACAATTATTGGTGTATCGGCATTGGGGGTAGGAACTTTATTAATGTGGGAAATGATTGATTTCATTATGAGTGCACCAGCATTTCAAAGTAAGGATGAAATTTAATGGTTAAAGCAAAAACAACACAAGGAAAAAGATTACAACCAGGGTCAGTATTAGAAAAATATGACATTGACGATGACGGTGAAATAACGGATAATGAAATAAATGATATTAAAGAGATAGAAGAAATAGAAAGATTGAATAGAAGACAAAAACACCAAAGAATGATGGCATGGTATTCATTAGTTGGAATGATTAGTTATCCAGCTTGTATTATGCTTTGTGAATGGTTTGGTTTAACTAAGTCTGCAGATTTATTAGCAACTATTGCACCAACATACTTTATTGCAGCTGCAGGTGTTGCTGGCGCATTCATGGGTGTTACCGCTTGGATGAGTAAAAAATAATGATAGACGTAGACTTACCGCCAGTAAGAAGGTTTAGAGTAGTTGATGATGATGGAAATATATTGTTAATTACTTCAGGCATTTTAACTGCATCATTATATCAATTACATTATGATAAAGCCAAGCCTCCAAAAGGTCATAGAATAAATTGTGATGGATTTAGTAAATCAGAAAATTTTATCAATCAAGACGATTAAAGGAGATGTTATGCAGGGTATAATAATTTTAACTCTTACGGTATTGTTGTTTAGTGGTCTTTACTATGTAAGTGAAAAAGCCGTTAATGTGTTATTAAAGAGTAACGAAAGAAGAAAATAGTAATGGAAAAGTTTTTATATATTATGATACCATCTATTATTGTAATAGTTGGATTGATAGGAATATCATCATTAAGTATATTTGGTTTGCATGCTAAAACAAATGCAAAATTTTTTGTACCACCAAATAAAGACATTTATGAATGTACATTACAATATTTTGATGAGAATCATCTTGAACAGTTTCAATTAGGTAAAGATCAAATTATTACATGCTACTACAAGTGTGTCGATACACACGGTGCATTTAAGTGGGCAGAAAGAATAAAAGATAAAAGAGGGTGTGAATTTAATACACGCATATATAAGACAGAAGCAGCAGTATGGAAATGGTTTAAATGAATCAAATACTTTGGGCATGTATATTCTTATCATCACCATCAACAGTAAGTTTAATTGATGTTTATAACACACATTCCCAATGTTTACATATTAAAAAAAATTATAAACATTCTGGTTGCTTTCCTGTAACTGAAAGAGACTCACAGGAAGCATTAAACCAGATATCAGCATTGAGTACAATATTATGGCATACAGAAAAAAAATAGTAATTATTACAGACGATTGTTCTTTTACTTTGAATAATTATATAATGGAAATATTACATCCAAAATCACAAATATATAATGATGGCAAAACACCAACTAATAATTGGATAACATTAAAGCTGCCTTTTTGCAAAGAAATAATATTGAACCCTTGGATGTACAAAAGTTTAATATTATCTTATGGATTCTTGGGATTTAGAATAAATGTGATTGGTAATGGACAGTTTACAAAATATGCAAGAAAAGTACTTGATAAAAAAAACTATGCATACACACATTTTAAAAGTTAACGTACTTGAAAATAATGTCCTATAACTTCTAATCTTTCGTGATGTGTTGCTATTTGATCTAACTCTTTTTGCAATGTTTCAATATGATCTGGGTGTTCAGCAATACCTTGTGGATGATTTAATAAAACTTCCATATTGTATAAGTGCTTTTCAATCTCACCCAGAGCATGTGCTTTTAACGCTTTTATAGCTTTGTCTTTCATCTAACTCTCGTTGTAGTTTCTAATGTAACATAAGAACCTGGATCATAGTTAAGTATAACCGTATCAAGTCTTCCATGATACTTGTAAGTTACTTTATAACCTTCAATAACAGTTTGTACTTGGTTAGAATAAGTATCTCCACAATGAGTTTTACCATATACTACACCTGGTGCTGTATTATGTCTTTCGCCAATTCTACCACCTATAATAACACCCATGGCAGTACCAATTCTTCTTTCACTATCAGATTTACCTACCATGCTACCAATCACACCACCAATTATCTGACCAAACTCAGTACCTCTTCTGCCGTTATTATATCCAGTAACCATTGGAGTACATCTTGTGCCTTTTACTAATCTGGCTTGAGCAACTTCCATGGGTTGAACACTAATAACTGGGACTGTAACTGTTCTTGAATAAGCATTAATAGTAAATGCTGATAAAAACATGAATAAAAACATCAAAATAATAATTCGTGAATTCATAATAATCTCCTCATTTATATTAATTATACTCCTTAGATGTGAGCTTGGCAATGTAACTCGTAGCCTGTTCTTCGGTGTAGAATATTTTCATAAAACTAAAACTTCTAGAGGTATGTATTCCAATTATAATGATTTGACCATTTAAGGTGCTGGCTTCAAAGAACCAGGCACCTTTCTTGGTTTTAGCTATTCCTAATTTCATTCTTCTGTTAATAATTCCTTTTCAGCAAAATGTGCTTTAGCTTTTGCAGCTTTGTCTTTTATATCTATCTTTTTTGCTTTTTTGTGTTCTGGAATTATTCTTTCTAAGAATACTTTTAACATACCATTGAGCATCTCTGCATCATTTATTTCAATGGTATCGTCAAGAGCAAATGTTCTTGAGAACGCTCTGTTTGCAATACCTTTGAAAATGAAGTTGTCATTATCATCAGCAGCCTTACCAGAGACTGTTAATTTACCTTCTTCAAACACAACATCAATATCCTGCTTAGCAAATCCAGCTAAAGCAAGTTCAACCACATAGTGGTTATCATCAACTTGTTTGATGTTGTATGGGGGATAGTTTGGAATGTTCTTTGTCACATCATCATGTAGTTTAGTAAGTTTATTGTAGGTGTCGTCCCAACCAATAAAAAGTTTATCAAAATCTTTAAAAAATGGGTTATTTAAATCAACCATTAGTTTCTCCTTAATAAGCAAGTTAAAAAATGCTGCCCATATGGCACAGCGGGTTTATCGTTTTTTACCGATATTATACTTCGACTGCAATGACCATTCATTTTTATCCTTAAAAGATAGAATCTTTATCTGCGATAAAGGAGCAATGTTCATATGCAGCTCAGAATCTATTATCTTAACTAGATCCCAGTCAGACAACAGCTTAGCTATTGTATTTCTTCTTTCAATGTCATTACCTGTAAGGTCAGCTTGTTTCCCATCAAGAGCAAACAATTCCTTAAAATGAACAATGAAATATCTTGATTGTTTATGTAATATGTGACAACTTTGATACAAAACTTTATCTTTACTTGATGCAACACCAATCCTTGAAAGTGTTTCTCTAACTTTCAAAAAATCATCTGGTTGTATAAGTGTAACTTCCAGAGGTACGTAACCTTCTATGTTTATATTAAAAAACTCATGCGCCATCAGTTCCGCCTTTGTATAACCTTTTCTTTAATGTTTGAATTTGATCGGTGGAGAGAATTGACATTACTTGACGTGCTTTTTCAGTATTGTATCCATAATATTCTTTCACTATATCGATCGCTTCAATCTTTTCTTTCTTAATCCATTTACTAAATCTTTTTTTCTTTCTGACGATATTTATAAGAAATTGGTATTGCAATAACTTTTGCAAATGAGGACGAGAATTCATCTCGTTTGCATAGACTACAGTATCAGGAGTAAATGATAATCCTTTATTAACTATAAAAGGTATATATTGTTTCTCGGCAATATCATCTACCATGATATCTTCTTTTGTATAATTAATTGAGTTTACAAAAGTGAAAGGTGATATAGTTTCATTTTTCATTTATTGATACGCCTGCCATTATTTCAGTTAAACACGCAACAAGATTTATCTCTTGATCACTTACAAAAGCTGCTTTATATTGATAATCAGCAATAGTTAGGACAAGTTGCGGTACCTGATTAGTTAGTGGCATTATTGTATCAAATATGAATCTAAACAAACTTTGTGGATCATTATCTAAATTATTTACTACCCACATTCTCATTCTTTTCCAATCTTTTTCTTTCAAACAAACAACAAGTTCATCTGCATTTACTTCTGATATGTTTGTAAGTATTCCCTCATCTATAGTTCCCGATTGAGAATATTTTTGAAATTCGTTTAGTGTTCTTCTGTAATCTGGAAAATGTTTTTCTACAACTTTTGCTACTACCTTATCATTTGAAGGTATGTTCTCTTCTTTAAGTATATGTAAGACTCGTTTAAAAAAACCTGCTGCTATTTTAGGTTTTTCTTTAGATGGAATTTTAAACTCTACCACACTACATCTACTGTGTAGTGGTTCTATAATTCTATTTTTAAAATTACAAGTAAATATAAATCTACAATTATTTGAAAACTCCTCTATGAATCCTCTCAACGCTGGTTGTGTAGAACTTGGATTAAGATAATCAGCCTCATCTAATATAACAACTTTTGTATTACCCGTAAATGACACCGTAGATGCAAACTGTTTAATCTTTGTTCTGAGAACATCTATGCCAGATTCTTCTGAACCATTTATTAGTATGTAATCAGATTTAAGTTGTTCACACAAAGCTCTTGCGACAGTAGTTTTACCGGTACCAGAAGTGCCAGCAAATAACATATTTTGCATTTCACCTTTTTTAATAATACTTTCAAAGTATGATTTTAACTCTGTCGATAGGATACAACTATCAATAGTTTTTGGTCTGTACTTCTCTACCCATAAGAATTCTTCGCTCATACATTAGATCCAGGCTCTGCTGCTATCCAATATTGCAGCTCCTTTGATTCATGTTTAAAATGTAAGAACTTGGCTTTGCCATTCTTTGTCTTAGCAACCGACACTTCATATGCATCAGGAATAACTTTTAAGTTCTCTACTGCAACAAATACATCAAAGTCATCAAATGCTGAACCAATAACTTTTTGAAAGCTGTTTGATGAATCATTCTTTCTATCACCAACCTTTATAGTGACACTCTGCTCTTTATTTGAAACTGATACGGTTGGCGCATTTGTTATTGCTGCTGCTTTTAAGATCATCTGTATATCTTCTGCAGTAAGTTTAAATTTATAAACTGCATCATGATCTATTGCAACATCCGGTGCTGCTGTAACTACTTCTGGATTGGAATAAAAGTATTGAAATATACCACTTGCACTTACTATCTGTAGTTTATTATCTTCGAACTTTACATCTTGATCATCAACCAAAGATATCATAGCAAGTAATGAATTCAAATCATATATTGCAAACTGATTAGGTAATTCTTCTTTTATTTTAGCACGTGCAAATATATTCTTTGCACTTGATATAGTTGCTATCGTATCACCAGGCTTAAATACAATGTTGGTGTTTATCGACGCAAAGTTTTTTAACACTTGAAGTGTTTCACCACTAATTTTCATAATAACTCCATAACAAAATTAAATTATATCACATTACATTATTTTTTCCAAGGTAACTTCCCATTGTATTTTTGCATAAAGTGTTCATTGCCTTGGAGAAAGAAATCAGCTTTAACTGAATCATCTCTATTACCAACTCTGTAATTTAATGTGTAATTATAAGTTGAATCATATGTATATTGATTATGTAAAAGTATTTGCATTATCAAACGATCAACTTCAGGCTGCTCATCAGGATGTCTAGCTCTTCTATGCCAAGCAGGTGATATTTGAACTGCTAATGCTTTTGGTAAAAAATATGCACCAACATCTAAAAAGAATTCTTTATCACTCAAACATGTTGGCCACTTACCAAGACTTTCACAATCATCATTACAAACATATTTACCATCTTGATCAACTATGTTTCTAAACGAGAATGCCCAATCGGTCTTATCTGCAACTTTAACTAAATCTTCAACGTGAGAAGAATTAATCCAATTATCTTCATCTAAAAACATAACATAATCAGCATTAATTAAATAAGGAGCTGCTCCATATATTCTATGACCATTATAATTACTATGACCTGTATTTTCAGGTAGAAATATTACTTCTCTACTTTGATTGTTAACTTGTTCAAGTATAGTGTGGGCTCTTTCCATGTATTGGGGACCATCTACAACTATGAAGTGAATCATATTTTTATATGTTTGATTCATCACTGATTCTAAATTTTGTTTTAAATGTTTAGTACCAATAGTTGGTGTAATAACAGCTACTTTAGGATTGTGCATACATTTCTTTCATTTTTATAATAGTTTTCTCAAGACCTGCTCTTAAATCATATTTTGGTTCAAATCCAGTTAATTCTCTTAGTTTAGTAATGTCTGCTACAAATTGTAAATGACCTGTATGCTTACCATTACCTCTTTCTATCTCTATACCTGTTAGTTCTTCTAATGTACTAACAATATCTTCAACTGAATGCATCACACCTGAAGCAACATTTATTGGACCTGTATAATCAGTATCTAATAAACTAACTATAGCATCTGATGCATCTTCAGTAAAGATAAAGTCTCTTTGTGGTTTATTTGTTTTTACTTTTGCTTTCTTTTCAAATAATAAACCTTCAACCAATTCATTAACTAAATCAGGTCTACCAAGTACAGTTGTTGGTCCATATATGTTTGTTAACCTTACAACTATGTTTGGTACTTCTTGATGAAATCTTGCAACTTCTTCACCAAGATACTTACTAAAGATATAATCATTCTGATATGGTTTTAAAGGTGTATGTTCTTTTACTGGATTAGTCATTACTTCTTTATCATATAAAAGTATAGAACTAAATGTTATTACTTTTTTTAATTTTCTTGTTCTTAGATATGAAAAGACCCTCTTCATTGGAAGCACATTCTTTTCAATAGCTTCTACATTAAGAGGTCTTTGTTCATTTAGAACTGTGTGATTAGAACTACCAATCATCATAATAACTTTATCAAAATCTTGTTCATCTAATACCTCTGGTAACTCTTCTAACGAAGGACAATAAGTATGAACAAGTGGACTTGTCTTAGGTGGTGTTGTTCTACCAACGGATTGTATCGAAGGATATTTTGATAAGATTTGTGGACCAAGAAAACCACTCGATCCCAATAATATAGTTTTACTCATAATTAAAATAATCTTTATATGTTTGCACTACATGCTTTTTATTACGTTCAAATATCTCGCCTATTTTTGAATTAACTTCTGTCTGAGGCTTTTCTCTTGTAGAACCCCAGTCAACATCACTTTGATATTTTAATGCAAGTATGCCATTCTTATAACCTGCTTTATTCATTCTAATACTCATATCATGACAATCAAATCCACACGGTGCAAGTTCTTCATTATAAAAACCAACTTCTTTGTACCTTTTCCAAAGTACACAAGTTGGGCTTCTTATAACAGCTTCTGTTATAGCAAACTGTTTATGTTTAATCTGTTGAAAAGGAGGACCAATCTTGTGTACAGACCAATGACCAAATTCAGACTCAACAAAGTTTGACTCATTCAATGTTACACCATCTGTAGACAAAGTACAACCAAGTCTCCAAGTTATATAACCAGTATTATTATGTTTTTCATTTAACTTTTTAAAATATAGATCAAAATTAGGCTCTTGTATTACAACATCATCTTGAACAGTGAATATTAAATCATCATCATCTGGTTTAAATTTGTCTTCTATAAAACTGAGTCCAATGTTCAAAGATTTTATTTCATGAACATCAGGAGCAGTTAACAAGACTGTGTTATCTTGTAGATTATGTTTTTCAGTATAATCGTTTATTATACTAATAGTATGATCAGTACAACCATCTGCTATAAAGATAATTTTATAATCTAATTGTTTACTAATATTTGAAGCTATACCATCATAAACTTGTTCTATAAGATGTTCTTTGTTATGCGTAGGTACTATTATGAATGTTCTCATCTATAAGTATTCCTTTATCAAATTTGTACTTCTC